GGCCGGGGTTTGATGCACCCCGGCCCTTTCTTTGTCTGCGCGCTCGACTAGGCTTCAGCCTGTGACTTCGGTACTGGCTGAACCCAAGTGGCAGCACGATGGCACCAAGCGGACGGAGGGCGAGGTTCTCGACCTCCTCCACTCGCTTGTGCGCTGTCAGAAGCCCGCTGTGGTGATCGAGACAGGCACCTTCGCGGGCCACGGCACGCAGGCGATCTTCACGGCGCTTGAGCGCAACGAATACGGCCACCTGTGGACGGTGGAGAACGATCCGGTTTTGTACGAGGCGTACCCGGACGATTCTCCTCGCACGACTTACGTTGAGGGCGACTCCCTCGCGTTTGTCACCGCCGGAGAACTCCCGCCGCCTGACCTTGCTTTCGTGGATTGCGGCGAGTGGGAGCATCGGGTTCACGTTGCCCAGGAGACAAAGCGGATTCTCAACAAGGGCGGGCTGATGCTTGTCCACGACACCGAGTTTTACCCGGAGCTACTTCCTGCCATCCGCGGGCTCATCGGCGCTCCGCAGCTTCATCTTCCGACGCTTCATGGGGTCACGATCTGGCTTGAGGAACTCTGATGGAGATTCCGCCCCGCAAGGCCGACCTCGCACAGATCAGCCGTGGCCGTCACGGTGAAATGGTGCTGATCGAAAACGACGTGCAGGGCGTCGCCAACTCGCTCGCTGAGATTGACCCGCACCTTCGCTTGCGCTTCTCAGAGGCCGGGGAATACTTCGTCGTTTACTGGAAGCCCGACGATGAGCCGGAGGGCAACGGCGAGCTTGTCACCACGGCGCTCGACCTTGATATGAGGATCGTGGAACTCGTCCGCGAGCTTTACTGGAAAGCGAAGCAGCCGGGGTACTCGTTCGCCGACGAGCTTGCCGCCGAGCAGGAGCGCCGTCAAGCAGTTGAGGGCGCGAAGTTCACAGAGGAGCATGGAGAAATGTTTGAGCGCCTAGCCCACGCGATGCGTAAGGACTTGGGTTACGACAAGGGCCGGGTGTTCGTCCCCGATGTCTGAGATTAAGCCTGACGTGGTAATCGCCGTTCCCTCTCGGGGGATGGTCCGAGCGGAGTGGGCAGCGATGCTCGCCGGGATTGCGATGCCGGTGAACACGACGCAGATGCTCAGGATTATCCCCGGGCGTTCAGTTGAGGAGGCCCGCAATGTCGCCGTCGAAGATGCGCTCCGAGTGGGCGCGAGCTACCTGTTCTTCCTCGATGATGATGTCCTGATCCCCAACGGGGCGCTGCGCCGGATGATTCACAAGATGGAGAACGAGGAGCGGTGGGACCTCTGTTCGGGCATCGTGCCGACAAAGACCGACCCGCCGGAGCCCTGCGTGTTCCGCGGCCACCGCCCGGGAGCCTTTTGGGGCTGGACGTTTAACAAGCACTTCCAGATCGACGCTTGCGGGATGGCCTGTTGCCTGATTCGTACGAGCGCCTTTGAGAAGGTGCCGGAGCCGTGGTTTGAGTGGAAGCAGGGCAGCGACGGGCAGCACTCCACAGAGGAGGGCGAGGACTTGGGTTTCTGCCGCAAGCTCCACGAGGCGGGCGGTTTCATGCTCGCGGATGGAGGCGTACTCTGTGGTCACATGGACACGGACGGCAAGGTTTACTCGCTCGACGTGGACACCGCTCCCTTCCGCCGCGGGAAGGACGACCTCAAGAAGTTCACGCTCCTTCAGCAAGCGGAACAGGCTCCCGCATGAGCTTCATACCTCCGGCTGAGAACGGCAAGATAATCTCCATCACCGAGCCGGAGGACATCGAGAACTGGACCGAGCATTGGGATTACACCCACGATCGCACCTATCAGTGGTGGAGCCGGGATAAAACCCCGGAGGACTACGAGGCCGAGAGAACGCAGTTGGTGATGTGATGAACCGGGGACAGATCGCAAACGAGTGTCTCGCCCATCAGTTCAATGACACCAAGTACCGCCCGCTCATGGAGGAGTGGATAAACGAGGGTCAGAACCGAATCGCTCGTGAGGCAGACATCCGGGCGCTGTTTACCTCCGTGTCGATTGCCGACACGAGCCACGAGGTTTCGCTGCCCGTGGACTTCGCTCGCCTGATTGAAGTGTCCGACGCAACGGACGGCGATAACTGGACGCCGCTCGTGCCGATGGAGTTGCGCGACTTCGATGATGCGTCGGTCGTTTACTCAAACCCAACCTTCTACGTCGTGGCGGGGGAGATTCTCTACCTGTTTCCCTACCCCGCTGATGAACGCACGATTGCCCTCAACTACTACCGTCTGCCCGCGGCTATGGAATCTGACGCGGATGTGCCGGAGATTCCCGCCGACTATCACTCGCTGCTGGTCTATTACGCGCTGTGGCGCGGCTTCCAGCGGGAGAATGACTACGAGGCGGCGGGCTACTGGCGCAACGAGTTCGATGCCGGACTGATGAAGATGCGGGGCGAGCTTCAGTACGACACCGCAGCGCCGCCCACCCAAGTCCCCGGTCTGATGGACGAGGTTCCCGACCTACGGTGGCACTAAGCCATGCGGGGCGAGGAGCAGGTATATCTCGACTTCTCGGGAGGGGTAAACCTCGCGGCGGCTCCCTACCTCCTCGCCGAGAATCAGGCCCGGGACGCGCGCAACGTACACACTGACTCGCAGGGTCAGGTCCGCAAGCGCAACGGGTTTACCAATCTCGTTTCCCTGAGTGCCTCACCAGCCTCGTTTACTGAGCCGCCGCACTCGCTGTTCGCCTCCTACATCGGCGGCACCGCGCGCTTGCTGGCGGTCGGCAAGATCGGAGCGTCAGACGATCGGGTGGTGACGATCACCGGCACGACCGTCACCGACCGCACTCCTGGCGGGCTCCCCTTTACTGCGAGTAAACGGTGGTACTTTGCTCAGGCACCGGCCTCCGGGGGACAGGGGCCGGTGTTCGCCATGAACGGCACCGACACGCCGCAGCAGTTCACGGGCGCGGGGGACTTTGCCGACTGGACAGCGACGACCGGGACGGTCCCGGCAACGGGGAAGTACCTCGTCCATCATGGCTCGCGGCTGTGGTGTGTTGAGGCGGGGACGAGCCGGGTTCGCTACTCGGGGATTACCGGGTCGGCTCCTGATGTTCGGGCGTGGGACGCGAACGATTACGTGGACATCGAAGCTGAGGACGGCGAGGAGATTACGGCGCTCGCGCCGTTCGGTCCCTACCTCATCGTGTTCAAGCCGCGCAAGACGTATGTGATCTACGACCTCGTAAGCGGGGCGAACCGTCAGATCAGCGACACCATCGGCTGCGCCGCCCACCGCTCCTGCGTGGACGCACCGATGGGTTTGTTCTTCTTGAGCGAGGAGGAGGGGGTGATGCTCACGGACGGGAACTCGATCGAACACGTTTCCGCGCCGATGACGCCGCTCCTGCGGACTATCTCATCGGTGACGATTGCGGACGCTTGCGGTGTGTTCGTGGACGGGCGTTACTTCCTCTCGTTCTCGACGGACGGCGCGGCGAACAACATGACGATCGAGTTCGACACCGACGCGAAGGCATGGTGGATTCACGATTGCGCGTCGAATCAGTTTGCCCTCCTCGACCCGATCGGCACCCCGCAGTTGTTCTCGGCGGACCCTTCAGCGATCCGCGTTCAGCGCGCGTTCGTGCCGCTCGTGTTTCAGGATGCGGGCGCAAACTACGTGAGTGGCGCGTATATCACCGGAGCGCACCTGATGTGGGACCAGCCGCACGTCACCAAACGGGTTCGGCAGTTCCGCGTGGACGGAACGGGTCAATGGGTGTTGGAGTACGCAACCAACTTCTCCAACGACTACGAAATGGATCAGGGCGAAGTGTGGGACTCGACCGAGGAGGGGGGTACGCTTTTCGCACCATCCGCCGCCGATGGAGAGATATTCGCGCCGTCTGTCACCACGTCTGACTTGTTCTCACCGATCACCACAGCGATCACCAGCCGCCGTTACTACACGCTCGGCGTGGGGCGCGCGTGGAGCTTTAAGCTGAGTAACGACGACTCTGGCGACTTCCAGATTTACTCGGCGACGGCTGCGATTACGAGGAGAACAGACTGATGCCCGCACCGACCTATACGGTCCCTAGCGCCAACTCGGATACCGCCACGGAGGAGCCCAAGATAATCACGGCTCTGACCGAGATTAAGGCGCTGCTGAACGCGGGGCTGGATGAGGACAACTTCGATCCTGGCGCGACGTGGCCTCCCTCACGAATCAACAACGGTTCGTCCGGGCAACTGCTGATCGCATCGGCTAGTGGCATTTGGACTGCGCGTGATGTAACCGGCGATGTGACGGTTGGGCCGACCGGCGTAACTGCGATTGGCGCTGACAAGGTGACGAACACGCAGTTGAAGGACGACGCTTCCACGGATAGCAACCGCGCCGTCACCCGCGATCACATCCGCGACAACGCGATAAACCAAGCGAAGCTGGACGACGACTCGGTTGGCGACGACCAGCTAATCAGTCCGCCGAACGAGTGGCGCGACGTGGACTCGTGGACGGGCCGTTTCGCCGCTTCGACATCAGGCTTCCGTTTGTTCCGCGGCGATGGGACGATGCCGGAGGATGGGACCTCCGACCCGGAAGCGGTGAACCTCATCAGCTTCCCCGACGACGTTTACGACCGTGACGGGAAGGACACCAAGCTGCGATTCATCCTGATCTGCGTATCCAACGTCGTGTTTCCGAACAACGGCACTCTGACTTTCGGCTTGCGGCTAGTGGACTCAATCGGCGGCGGGTCGGATGTTCTCAACATCGGGACTTCACCTGAAGTGACGATTACGAAGTCGATCGCAGCGGGTTCAACACAGTCGTTTATTCACAAGTCAAGCGCCCAAGACTTGCCGACCGGCCCGGATGGTGGAGAACTCGATATGTGGGCTCCGTTCGTTGGGCTTACCGGCGTTGGAACGGGCGGCAACCAGCGCGTGAGCTTCTCCCTGCGCTGCCAAGTCTCCAACGTCTGATGCCGTGGCCCGCCGACTGCCCGATGTCGTATCGAACCTCCCGACCCAACGGAACTTCGATGCGCTCCTCGCGTTTATTGACGATCTTCAGAATCAGATAGACGCGATCGGCGGTGGTCCGGGCGGCAGCGTCGCCGCCTACGACGAACTCATCGGCGACGGGGCGGCTACTTCGTATGACGTGGCCCACGGGCTCAGTAGCGAGTTGATCGACGTGAGCGTTTACGAGGATGCGACCGGGGACGAGGTTGGCTGTCCGGTGACGATCTTGGACGACGATACGGTTCGGGTGTTCGTAACGCCTGCGCCTGCGACCGACTCCCTGCGGGTGGTGGTGATCGGATGAGCGGCACCACGAAGCTCAAGGGTCCGCTCGATATGGAGCAGAACCGGATTACCGACCTTCCGGCTCCCGGGGCTGGATCGGACCCGGCGACGAAAACCTCATCGGACGCAGCAGCGGCGGCGGCTCAGGCGGCGGCGATAGCAGCCTCGCAACCGCTCGACTCAGACCTAACCGCGATTGCGGCGCTCAGTACGACCAGCTTTGGCCGGGGTTTGTTGGCGCTGGCGAACGGGGCGGCGCTCCTATCGTCGGCGGGCGCGGCGGCGGCAGTCCATACCCACGCGGAGAGTGACATCACCGGCCTTGTTGCTGACCTCGCCGCGAAGCAGCCGATCGACTCAGACCTCACGGCCATCGCTGCGCTGGCGACTACCTCATACGGTCGCTCGCTGCTGACTCAAGCTGACGCGGCTGCGGCGCAGGCGACTCTTGGGGTGTATTCGACGGCGACTGTGGATGCCTTCTTTCAGCCGCTCGACGCCGACCTGACCGCCATCGCCGCGTTGAGTACCACGGCTACCGGGCGCTCCTTGCTCGCCGCTTCCAACGCCGCCGCGATCAGGACTATTGCCGACTCGCAGCAACTCGACTCCGATCTGACTGCCATCGCCGCGCTGTCGCCTTCCAACGATGACGTGGTGCAGCGCAAGGCAGGGGCGTGGACGAATCGCTCGATGGCGCAGGTTAAAAGCGATCTGGCGCTGGTCAAGGGCGACGTTGGGCTCGGCAACGTGGACAACGTGCAGCAGCAGCCGATCGACTCGGACCTGACGGTGATCGCGGGGCTCACGCCGACGACGGACAACTTCATGCAGGCGAAGTCAAGCGCGTGGGCATCCCGCACCATCGCTCAGGTCAAGACCGACCTGGGAATCAGCAACGTGGACAACACCACCGACCTGAATAAACCTGTCTCCACGCTTCAAGCGACGGCTGACTTGGCGGTGGAAGTGAAGGCTCTAGCGCGGTGGGTGCCGATCTTCGACGCCCATGTGAACCTCTCGGCGGCAGCAGCCGGGGTTTACCCCGCTCATCGAACGGTCACGGAAGATCAGTTGATCGGAGCAGCGTCCCCGGCGGGTTACAACGTCGCGTTCATGTTCCTCGACCCCGCCGACTACGCGATAGCGGGCTACACGCTCAAGTACCGGGTGATCGCATCCTTCTCACAAAACGCTGTGGCGAACGCCGGTACTTCAGTTGCGACGGCGGGGCTGTATCCCTACGTGGGAGCGGGTGCGACGACGACCTGGCTCGCAACTCTCGGCGCGGTCATTGGAGGCTCTACGGCAGCGCGAACGGGCGGCGCGGCAAGCTCTGAGGCCCGCGTTATCTCGACCACCTTCACCGCTCCTGCCGCCGATACCTACGCACTAGCGGTGGCGATCACAACGGCGACAACGGCGGGCTCGACCCGAATCAACGTCCGCCTTGAGTATTCCTACGCCTGACCCTCCGATAAACCCTTTAGGATTACCGGGATGATCCGTACCGCCCAACGAGCGAATAGGCGGGTGCGTTTCGGCGTGCCGAAGGTGAACCAAGACCCGCAGCCGCCGAACGCCGCGAAGGGACCGTACCCGCCCACGAAACCGCAGTTCCCCGCGCCCGGGTGGACGCCGCTTACTGACGGCGGTGGCGGCAACCACGGGCAGGGTGCAGGACACCAGCGACATAATCCCCTGCGGAACGGTCCCAACAACGGGCAGGGCCGTCAGCATGGTCGCTCGCCGAACCACATCCGGTCGGCCTTCGATCGCCTGCGCGGGTTGGAGAACCGCCGGGGTGGGAACATCACGAAGCCGGTCGCTACCACTGCCGCTCCCACGAACCTCAACGCGAATACCGTCCAGCAGCAGATTGAGGCGCTCGGGGATAATCCGGCGAACGCGATGGCCTTCTCCTCGTTCACTCCCGGGCCGGGGCAAGTGGACCCACGCGACTCTAAGTATTGGGCGAACGTGTCCACGCTTCTGTTCAACACGCAGGGGGATTTCAACCAGCTTCAGCTTCAGCAGCAGCGAGCCGGACTCGACGCTGAGAAGGGGCTTGGCGATCTGGCAACAAACCGGCAGCGCGAGCAGCGGTCACTCGCGGAGGAGGCGATGCGCTCCGGCTTGTCTAGCTCTGGCTGGCGCGACCGCACTGACGCTGAGGACACCGGGGACTTCCTGCGCGACTATGAGGACTTCCAGACCGGCACCGCTCGGGACAAGGCCGATCGCTCTGCCGCTATGAGCCGAGTGATCCAGAACTTCATCGCAGGGGAGCGCGATCTGTCGCTGGACGCGCTCACGTCTTACGATCAGTCGCAGCGAGATTCCGCAGCCGAAGGCGCTCCGGTTTACGATCGGGCCGATGTCCGCGGGATAATCAAGGCGCTTCGCAAGAGAGGACCGAGAGGACGCCGATGAGCGTTTACGACCCACCCACGCAGACCAAGCCGCGGCGTCGTCGGCGTAAGCCGCCGAGTAAACCGCAACAGCACGCCGGGGCTAACCGCGGCGGTGGGCATCGCAACGGCAGCGGACCGAAGCCGCCCAAGTTCCCCTCCCGTTTGTTTAACCCGGAGAACACCCGCTCTGGCAACGATCTGCGTCGGGCAGCTTCAGCGATGGAGCGCATCGAGCGCGTCCCGCAGCAGCGGGCGCTTGGCCGTCTGATTAAAACCCTCCGGGGGCAGACGACGGCAGACTCTCTCGCCCTTCAGCGGCTCGGACAGCGCAGTGCGGAGGCGGTCGGCGGCGCTTACCAGGGCTTCGACGCGGGCGCGCAGGCTGGCACGCAACGTGCCGCTGCGGTCGGGCAGATGCTCAACAACACCCTCGCCACTCAGGGGCAGCAGGCCGCTCAGGATCAGCAGGCCGTCCAGACCGGGCAGCTAGGCGGGCTTCAGGAGGCGATGGGGCTGCGGGGCGCTCCCGGTGGCGGTCAGGCGCAGCAACAGCTTCAGGCGCTCGTGGAGGCTCAGGCCGGACGGCGAGCCGCAGAGACTCAGGCCACGGGTGCGTTCGGTGCCTCTCAGGGCGCAGCGTTTACCGGGCTCGCTGAGGGCGCGCGGACGGCGGGCGCACTTCAGGGCGCGGAGGCGCAGCGCGACATCCGTTCCGCAATCGCCTCTCGCATCGCCGAGAACCGCCTTGCGGCGAGCGGGGACATCCGCGAGGCGCTTGGCAAGAAGGCCGACATTAAGAGCCTTCAGGGTGCGAATATGCTGGCGAACCTCATGGAACTCACCGAGAAGGAGCGCGACTTCATTCTCGGGAACAAGGCGGTTGCGACCGACCGGATGGGTCAACGTCTGTCGGCTCGTTCCGATGCCGCCGATCGCCGCCTGCGGGCTCAGTCGCAGGCCGAGACTGCGCGACATAATCAGGCGACCGAACACGAGACACGTTGGGACCATCGCCACGACGGGGGCGGTGGCTCCGGGTCCGGTTCCAACAACAGGGACAACCAACGGGATGCTCGCCACGACCGCGAGGACGCGCGGGCGGCAGCGCACGCGATCGGTAATCACCACTCGCGTCAGGAGCTTCGTCGCAATCTCAGTGAGTTTGCAAACGAGATTGCAGATCGCTCCGGTGTTCGGTACAGCATCGCCCTGCGGATTGCGAAGAAGTACCTGCGGAACGGGTAGGCGATGGCCTACTTTGAGGCGCTATTCCCCTCGCAGAATCGGCGACGGCGCACAGGCGCGGGCGCGACTCAGGCGCTTCGTTCATCCCGGGGGCTCCCTGCCGCATCGCCGTCCGGCGGGTACGGTCCTGCCGCTCCGGTAACTGGCACCCCGGCGGGTCCGGCGCTTCCGTCTGCCGCGGCGAAGGCGAAGGCGGCAGCGGCGCGCAAAGAGCAGGCCAAGCTCGTCCGTGAGTACGTCACCGATCGTGAGAAGCAGCGGCTCGCCGAGCAGCACGAGGAGCGCGACGCTGAGAAGAAGGCGGCGGGCAAGGAAGGTGTCACCGAGAAGTGGGTTGATCGCAAGCTGGATGAGGCGCGCGATCGGGCTAAGGACACGTCGAAGAAGATCATGCGGTCGGCTCCGGTGCGCCGCGCCAACCGTGAGGGGCTCGTCGTCACGCGCAAGGGTGTCGATTCGGTCGCCAAGTACGTCAGCGTCCCCCGGCAGCAGAAGGTGGATACGGCGGTTGGTGAGCAGATCGTCAGTGGGATTAACCAGCAGCAGGCCGCGAGGATCGCCAAAACCGAAACGACGACCGAGCAGCTAAACCGCGAAGCGCGCGAGCAGGCTCGTTCACAGAAGGTCCGGCACCCCGGCGGCACAGTGGTCGATGCGATCCTCAGTGGCGCAGGCGCGTTCGGCGAGGCTGACCCTCAACATCCCCGGGGAAATCTCCGCTACCTCCGTCCCCCAACGCCGCAAGAGGCGATAGAGGGAGTTGCCACGACTGTTCCGCTCGCTGGCCCCGCCGCCATTGTTGCGGGTGCTGAGAGGCTTGCCGGGACGAGGGCAGGCGGCGCAATCGCTCGCGGGGCAGCCGGAGTTGGTGCTGACTTGCGTGCGGCAGGCCGCGCTACTGAGGGCTTGCGAGGCGGCTACAAGGCAGAGCGTCGGGGCGGCGCGGCGCGCTCGGTTGCTTCAGTCAAGGGTGCTACACGCGCCGTCACGCCGTTGAAGGCGCAGCAGGCCGCAGCGAAGGCAGCGGAAACGGCGGGCAGGGTGCCGTTGGCTACTCCGTTTGGCAAGGCGCTTCAGGCGAAGCCGGTTCGCACCGGACTTAAAACCACCCTCGCAGCGACGGCGCTAGATGAAACCATCGAGTCCGGCGCAGAGAACGTCAAGAACACGCTTGAGGACATCGGGGATATCGACCCCGATGATGTTAAGGAAGCGGTGGAGACTGCGGTGGACGTGGGCAAGGCCGTTCCCGGCGTGCTGCTTCACTCCGGCGAGGCGTTGCTTGGCGACGCTGATGTTCGTGAGGAATCGCTGAAGGGGATTGTTCAGGCGGGCATCGCGTCGATCGCCTTCCCGTTTGTTTTGGGCAAGGACATCGCGCAGGAGGGCGTCGGCGGTGGTATCGAAAAGGCGTTCGACCCGATCGCAGAGGACATCAGCCGCCGTTGGACCCCGGCGCTTGAGGGTGACTGGAAGGCGTTTGAGAAGCAGATGGCCGAGCCCGGTGGAGGCGGCGCGACGTTTACCTTGCTTGAGGCGTTGGGGCTTGGGCGGGCCGGGTCGGTGGGACTGTCGAAGGGGATACGCGCCCCGCTTCGCGCAGTCGCCAAGAAGGGTGCAGGGGAGTCGATTATTCCGTCAGGAGTCTCTGAGGGAGCGGCGAGCTTGTTGAATCGCTTGGAGACTCGTCCGGGCAGGACAGTCACGAGCGGCGAGGGCGGCACCCTGCCGAAGTACGCCTCAGAGGGCATCATCGGCAGGGGCGTACAGGCTGCGATGGATGCCGCTGCCAAGCGGGTGTCGGCTCACGCTGAAGGCAAGGTAGGTAAACCGAAGGGCCGGGGCTCTCGTGAGCTCCACCGCGAGTCGCCGGATAAAACGAGGCCGAGTGACCGCGGACAGTGGCGTGACGAGCTTCGTGCAAGCCGCGAGGAGGTAGAGAATCTGAGAGCGGCGGTGGACAACCTTCATGCCCGGGGTGCGTCCCCTACGAGGCTGCGAGCCGCCGTCCGACAGCTTGAGCGCGCCGAGCAGCGACGGGCGCGGATGCTTCGCGGCGAGCGTATTCCAGAGGGCTACGACGCTGACCTTGCGATGGCTGAAGCGGAACGGGAACTGGCGCTCGATGAAGTGGGCGCGGCTGAGGCGTGGGGCGAGAAGGCTGGCATCCAGGCTGCTACCGAGCGCCTTGAGTTTGCCAACGCTGCGGTCCGTGAGCTTGAGAGGGGTGTGCGCGTGGACCCGGGCGCAGTCGTACCGATTCTCAAGCCCGCTCGTACCCGGCAGGCAAAGAGCCTTGCGTCCCGAATCAAGGCTGAGGAAACCCTGTCGGCTGAACGCTTCACGGAGGAGTTGCTTGGCAAGGGCCGGGATCGCTACATAAACGAGACATACGGCGATGCTGCAATACCGCATAACGCTCGCCGGGGGATCAGGCACTTCGCGCAGATTCTCAGTCAGTCTGAGTGGGATGCCGCTGTGTTTATGGCCCGGACGGGTATGCGGGACAGGGCGGGACTTCAGGGCTGGTTTGAGTCGCGCAAGCGCACTCTGCCGGAGTCCTCTCCTGAGCGCCAACTGATCGCCGACGTTGAGAAGCTGCTTGCGAAGGGAGAGCCCGCGGCGAAGGTAATCCGCGGCGCTGAGGCGTTCGACAGGATTGGACGGGCGCTTGAGGAGCGAACGCCTGCACTTGACACGACCGCTCGTGGGTCGGGGCGCATGACCGAAGGCGAGGCAGCGCGTCAGTCCGAGTTCGCAGAACAAACCGGGCGCGATGAAGCGTTCCGCGATGCCGAGCGGCGAGGCATTGAGATTGAGGAGGCCGAGCGCGCCCACTTGGAGGCCGAGCTTGGGATTACTCCTACCGCGAAGTCGAAGGCTCGGGTTCAGCGAGCGGTGGCGGCGCGCAAGCACGCGCAGGCAGCCGCCATTTCCGCTGATCGTCGTGCGGAACGCTTCGCCAAGCCGGAGGTCGATTACGCACGCGAGCGCGTGTCGAAGATCGAGCGCAGCGCGAATCAGGCAAAGGCCGATTACGAGCGCATCCGCACCGACGAGGTAAACCGCGCCGAGAAGAAGGCGCGTACAAAGGCCGAGCGGGAGAACAAGCAGGCGGAAGTGAAGGCCGAGCGGGAGGTTGCTCGCACGAAGGCGGCGCTTACGAGGGCGCAGGAGTCGCTCAACAAACTGGACGCGGAGATTGCCGCGCGTCAGAAGCGCGGCCAGGACCCGCTCAAGCGGCAGCTTGACGCTCGTGAGGGGCGCGTGGACCGCCGCGACGCAGCGCGTGACGCGAATCAGAAGGCGCTCCGTGAGCAGAAGAAGGTTCAGCGCGAAGCGAACGAGAAGGTCACGAAGGCCGCAGAGGAAGCTCGTCAGAAGGCGGCGGATAATCCCTCGCAGCGGGTTAAGACCGCAGAGCAGCTTGTCGGCTCAGAGGCCAAGCGCCTTGCCGCCGCTCGCAAGCTCCGTACTCGCGCGGAGCAGGCAGCCTACGCGCATCGCAACCGTGTCGTGCGGGAGGCGAAGGAGCAACTCAAAGAGGCAGAGAAGGCTGAACGCGCTCTCGCTAAGGAACACGCGCGGACTACTGCGCGTGAGCGCGAGCTACGGGGCAAGGGCTCGCTTCACGAACGCACTTGGCGGGCTGACAGGATTGCCTACACCCGCAGCGTCGGCCCGGAGCGTCTGCGGCAGCGCCAGAAGGCTCTTGGTGGCAAGAACGCCGTAGAGCCCGGGTACATCCCCGACATCCCGCCTTTTAAGGGCGCGTTTGCCGATCGAGCCGCCAATCGCGGCAAGAAGGGTGCGACGCCGAAGGCATCGACTGGATGGCGGGCGCGTGAGGGACTTCGCACGACGGAGAAGGAAGCTCTCATGGAGGTTTATTCACAGCAGATCAACGGCACCGCTCTGCTGCGGATAAATCGCCGGATGGCTGAGACTCTTGGGCTCTCGATCGTGGATGTGTTCGGGTCGAAGATCGAGCGGCTTATCGGACGTAACGGGATGCTGCGTCGGCCTTCGCGCAAGGAACTCGACGCGCTTGCACAGGAGATTGCCAACTTCCCCGAAGGTGAGTTCGTCGCCGTGAACGTGGGACGGTTTACGCAGGACTTCCGCAAGTATCTCTCGCAGGAACAGAGGGACGGCCATACCCCATCTGCTGCGGAACTCATGGAGAAGGTGCGGCAGCTTGAGGCCGAATCCGCAGTTCAGCGTCCGGCGAAGGACATGATTCAGGAGTGGTTCAATCAGATTGAGCAGAACCCCGCTGAGTGGCAGGACTTGGGGGAGTGGCGGTTTGTCCGCAAGAACGTCGCCGAACAGTCGGCTCCGAAGCCTCCCGGTCCTGTTGCCGGAACGCTGGCATGGTCGAAGGGGCTTGCCTCACGGATGATTCTCGGGCTCAACCCTCAGTGGCTCGGCTTTCAGGTTTACGCGAACGCGATGGTTCTTGGGCTCGGCAACCCGCGTGGGTTCCTTGCCACTGGATTTACCGGACGACTCGACCGCGCCAACCTCCCTCCTGCCGTCCGCGAGTCGTGGGAAATGACTCTTGGGCTCTCCCGGCATATGCCCGACTACGGCTATCAGGGCGCTCACGGCGCGCTCGGGTGGATGGCGCACAGGGCTGGCATGGAGCAGTCTCGGCTCTATCAGTCGGTGAAGGGGCGCTCGCTCCTGACCCCGATGTTCACACTGGACTACAAGAACAACCGTTTCTGGAAAAACATCTACCTGACGGACAAGGTTAAGCGCGAGGCGATCAAGGACATGGACGCACGCATGGCGAACATCAGCGTCATGCTCGATCGCATCAGCAGCAAGGTCACGGGCGGTAAGGTCACATCCGGCAAGCTCGATGAGTACCAGCGACGGTTTAACGAGGTCGCCGCTGATCGTCCCCGGATGGAGCAGCTTGGCCGCGAGGTCGATCGCTGGATGGGTGACTACCTGCGGTTTACTTCAAACGAGCGCGCGTGGCTTGTGAACAACGTCATGTTCTACGGCTTCCTGCGGCACTCGCTGACGATTGCCCTGAGCGCCCTTCCGCGCTCCCCGATCAAGGCGAACATCCTCGCCAAGATGGGGCAGGTTGCGCTTGAGGATCAGAAGGAAATGCTGCGTCGGATGATGCGGCAGGCGATCCGCGATCAGGTTCAGCTTTGGTATCCGCGGGGCGAGACAGGCCGCAAGGAGTTCCGTTCAGAGGTCGATCACTACTACGACTCGATGGAGGCGGATGGTTTGTTTGACGACATCCCCCTCCCGATGCTCGGCGACTTCTACTTTGAAGGCCCGATCGACGTGCCGATTCTCGGTGAGATTGTCGGCGAGGGCATCCATCGGATTCAGACATCACGCGCGGCTGCGCTCGGCAACGTCCTCTTGGAGTCACGCTCGCCGTGGCAGTTGCTCAATGTGATTAACCCATTCGTCGTGACAACGCTGGAAGCAGCGATGGGTTACGACTTCTACACCGGGCAGCAGATCAGGACTGACCCGAAGGGTGGCATCGACCCGGGATTTCGCACGCTTGGGGCGCAGGATGCGGCGCGGCACATGATGAGCGACATCGCCAACCTTGTGCCGCCGATCCGCGGTTTGCTTACCGGCCTCTCCGACTACCCCTCGATGGAGCGCACAGATGGATTCATCCCCGGCCTCTTTCCTGAAGAACCAATGCAGTGGAAAGAGGACTGGCGCAAGAAGGTTCAAAGCGCCAACGTCCGGCGGTTCCAGAATATTCAGGGCTCGCCGCTCGATGAAGTGCTGAAGGTGACGGCTCCGTTTATCGCGCAGAAGCGTGATCCGATGTCGATTCTCGGTCCGCTGGTGAGCGCCGAGACACCGGAGGGCGAAAAAACGCCGCTTGAGGAGCTTGGCTCCAACCTTCGCAACTTCTCAAAGGACCGCTATGGGAAGGCGCACTCGTGGTCCCCTGACGACCGCTTTGGTGACGACACCGGATTGTTCGCTAAGGATGAGGGTCGCTTCGATGAGTCCTCGCCGAACTACCGGGACGGCGGCGGGGCGTTCGGGCAGCTTCAGTCGAAGTTGCCACCCGATCAGGCGAAGTCGAAGCAGAAGAAGATGGATGAGGCTCGGAAGAACCGTAAGGTCGTCGTGCCGGATTACGTTCCCGCCGAGTACCGAGACAATCTTGAGAAGGCGGAACGCGATTACGGTGTTCCGGCCACTCTCCTCGCCGCACAGATTCAGCAGGAGTCCGGGTTTGACAAGGACGCGGGCTCGCGCGCTGGCGCACAGGGCATCAGTCAGTTCATGCCGGACACGGCTGCGGGTTTGGGTGTCGATCCGTGGGACCCCGATTCCGCAATCGACGGACAGGCCCGGATGATGAAGGGACTCCTCGATCAGTTCGGCGGCAACGTGGAGCTTGCGCTGGCGGGCTACAACGCCGGGGCTGGTGCGGTGGAGGCTGCGGGTAATCAGATTCCCGACTTCCCTGAGACACAAAACTACGTCGCGTCGATCAAGGCCGCTGTCGGTGGCTCATTCGGTCGGACGGCTCCCGGGGCGGGTGCGACGCCGAAGAAGCACAAGGGCGCATACGCCGGGTCGAAGGCGATCGTCCGCGAGTTGATCGGCAAGAAGGCCGCTCAGAACTACGACTGGAAGGACAAGGAGGATCGTGGTGATCCCGGCGGCACCCTCCATGACATCGGCACCGAGAACGGCTACGCGGCTGATCTGTCGGAGGACACGTCCGAGAAGATGGTGGACATCATCGCCAAGAAGCTCGGGCTCGATCCTGACGAAGTGAACTACGGCACGACCGGGCTTGAGTCGGGGATTACCTACAAGGGGTACGACATCGAGTTTCTGCCCTACACACACGGCTCCGGCCCGCACATCCACATCGGCGCTCAGTGGACGGGAGGCTCGCTCCCGGCAGGCACAACGCTCGGAGGCGGTATGTCGGCTACGAGTACCTCGGGCGGGGTAGCTGCCCCAACGGGCTCAACGTCCACGAGCGCGGCCCCTGCAACGCCTCAGACCACCCCTCGTCAGGGGCGCGGCGCTGCTAGGCGTGGTTCGCGCGTGAAGGCGCTTGAAGCGATCAAGGACCGGCGCGAGCCCGGGGGGACTAACGCCTTGCTCGGAGTACCATCAGTAAGGACAGACGAGCGCATCGACCCGATTGCGCTGGCATCTGAACCGACTGGACAAGCGTTGGACCCGATC